GATTTGTATCGTGGTAAGCACTGGCCTGCTTCGACTGCTGCGTCGCAAGACTTGATCGCAGTGAATCTGAGTTTTAGTACTATCAATGTGATTGCTCCGAGTGTTGCTGTTAACCACCCTAAGGTGGTTGTTAAAGCGAACTCTCCAGAGGACTATGATCGTGCCGCTTTTGTTGAGGCCGTTATCAATCATTTGTGGAAGCATCACGATTTTAGGGATCCTTTCCGCAGGAGCGTTAAAGACTTCCTTATCTTTGGTCATGGCTGGTTGAAAGTCGGTTGGCGATTCGTTGAACAAGATGTGTCTTTGTCTAGCTACGAGCAGGCAGAGATGGCTGACGACATGTTTAAACAAGTTGACGACTTTGCTTTTTCTAATCCTGAGTTGGCTGAAGATGTGACTTCTGACGAAGAAGTTATGGCGAACATTCCTGATACGGAAATGAGAGTCGTAGAAGACCAGCCGTTTGTTGAACGCATCTCCCCTTTCGATATTTTTATTGATCCTGAAGCTACCTGCATGGATGATGCAGCCTGGATTTGCCAACGCATCATTCGCACTGTCACCGATGTTCAAAAAGACACTCGGTACAAAGCTTCTACTCGAAAGAATGTTGGCCCTGATAGCGGCGGTAGTTTCTATAACGATGGGCCTCCTCAACGTGACGAAGCGAATGTGCTCACTAGCGGTGAGCAGCTTTGCACAGTGTGGGAGTACTACTCTATTGCTGATAACACTGTTTGTGTTTTCAGTGATACCAGCGACGGCTATCTGATTGATCCGACTCCTATGCCTTACGCATATGGGCAGCCTTTCACGATGCTGCGTAACTATGATGTCCCTGACCAGTTCTACCCTATGGGCGATTTGGAAAGCATTGAGAGTTTGCAACTGGAGTTAGATAAGACTCGTTCGCAACTTATGAATGACCGTAAACGTGGGCAACGTAAATATTTGTACATGGAGCGGGCTTTCAGCGAAGCAGGCCGAGAGGCTTTAGAGTCTGATGACGATAACCGTCTGGTTCCTGTCATTGATGAGAATCGGCCTCTGTCTGAGACAGTGGTTCCGATGCCCCAAACTCCGATACCTCCCGAAATCTACAACTACTCAAACATTATCGAAGGTGACATAAATACTGTTAGCGGTATCAGCGAATACGCTCGAGGAGCTCTCCCTGAGACTCGCAGAACTGCGACCGAAGCCAGCATCATTGCTGATGCCCAGAATGCTCGTGCTGCCGACAAACTTGCGATTATTGAAATTTCGATTGGGCATATTGCTCGACGGGTGATGCAACTGTTACAGCAGTACATGACTGGCGATCAGATGGCTCGAGTTAATGGTAATGGTGGTGCCGATCTGTGGGTTCCTTACTCACGAGATGACATCATTGGCGAATACGATTTCACTTGTGAGGCTGGTTCTACGCAGCCAATGAATGACACGATTCGTAAACAGCAGGCAATTAGTTTACTGAATGCTGTTGCTCCTCTGATTGGTACTGTTATAGACCCTGCAGCGATAGCGCGTCATGTGCTTCAGGCTGGGTTTGGTATCAATGATGCTGACAGGTTCTTGATGCAGCAACAGCCAATGGCTGAAGAACAAGCACAACCTGCGCCTGGTGGGCCTGCAAATATGCCTCTTCCTCCAGATGAGGGCGCTTTTGCTCCAACTGGTGGTGTTCCGCCTGAACTTGTAGCCCAATTGCAGGGCCAAATGGGGATGGAACTGCCTTCGTCGTAAAGTGGGACACTTGAGTACTCCTATTGAGCAACCATTTTGGACTCTATATAGGAGGGCTTTGTGCCTGAAGAACAAGAAGGTGTTGTTGCGGAATCCGCCCAAGCGGACAATCTTGACACAACGCAAGAGCAATTCAATGAGGAACCTAGTGGCGATCTATACGACGTTAAAGTGGATGGGGAATCTACTCAGGTCAGTCTTAACGAATTGCAAGACGGATACCAGCGTCAGTCGGATTACACCCGCAAGACGCAAGAACTGGCCTCCGAGAGATCACGTTTACAGCAAGCTGAGGCGATAGTAGTAGCGCTTGAGAAGGACCCTAGTGGTACTTTGCAGGCGTTAGCTCGATCGTTTGATATTCCATTGGATAACAAGGTTGACAGTTCTGACGAAAGTTGGGATAGCGAAGACCTTGACCCTATGGCACAGAAGGTTGCTGCACTTGAAGCTCGGTTAGAGGACCAGGATCGCATTAACCGTCAAACAGCCATACAAAAAGAAGTATCACAGTTACAGGAAAGTTACGGAGATTTCGATAGCCAAGAGCTACTAAGCCACGCTTTGAAACATCAAATCAACAACCTTGAGGCTGCGTTAACGCACATGCGTTACAACAGCGTCGCTTCTGAAGCTGACAAGCTTCGAGGCGAGTTGTCTGTATTTGAGAAGAAAAGAGAAGCGGCAGTAGTCGAGTCTGGTGGGTCGAAACAAGTCGGTTCTTTCCCTGAGTCTTCGGATAAACCTAAGACTTTACGTGATGCTTTCGCGATGGCTCTGAAACAACACCAAAGCACATAACTTTTACATATAGGAGGCCATAATGGCTGGTAATACCGCTTTCGACGAGATTCTGTCGACGACCCTAAAAAACTACGAAACGCAACTCGCTGACAACGTTTTCACTGCGAGACCTCTCTTTTATGCGCTATCGAATCAACAGACAATGCGTACTGTTGGCGGCGGCGCAAAGATAGTTGTCCCAGTCCTGTACGGTAAGAACAGCACTGCTGGTTCTTACTCTGGGCTTGACGCAATTGATGTGACGGCACAAACAGGTATCAGTGCTGCAGAGTATGACTGGGGCCAGTTCGCTGCAACTGTAACTATTAATGGTCTACAGGAAGCACAGAACAACTCAACCGAACAAATCATTGACCTTCTGGAATCAAAAATATTCCAAACACAAGAGTCAATCATTGAGTCGATGAACACAATGTTCTTCGCCAATGGTACAGGTAACGGTGGTAAAGACTGGAACGGTCTTACCAACATCATTAACCATTCGACGGCTGCAGGTAACGCACTTGGAGGCATTGACCCTGCTGCTGCAGGTACCGATAACGATTGGTGGACAAGCCAACACCACGCACAAGGTGGAGCTTTAACTCTTGGCAAAATGGGCGAAATTTACAACAAATGCTCAGTCGGTAACGACCAACCAACCATCATAATAACAACTCGGGCTCTCTACGAAAGATATGAATTCCTGCTGCAACCACAGTTGCGTTACACAGATACCAAAATGGCAGACGCTTCTTTCCAGAACCTTGTCTACCGTGCAGTACCTGTGACTTATGATGACGACTGCACCGCAGGTCGCATGTACTTCTTAAATACAAAGTATCTGCAACTTGTACGTCACGCTGACACATGGTTCCAAAGCACACCGTTTGTACGACCACACACACTTGATGCTGTGTTCTCACAAATCCTGTGTTACGGACAGTTGACATGCTCAAACCGAGCACGTCAAGGGTACATCACTGGCGCTACCGCTTAATCAACCACGTTGCGGGGGCGGTTTCGGCCGCCCCCATAACTGATGCCAGGAGGCAGCATGGCTTATGAATCACATATCGCATACGGAACGTCTACTCGTTTAGCTTCTGACCCTGGAAAGGGAGCCACCCAAAACCCTCACACGTTTTTTGGTGGAAGAGAAGTTAGACCTGCGTTCTCTGCTGAAGATGTGATCGAGCCTGTTGCCAACTGCATTTCGTTAACTAAGGCAGGTAACCAATGTCAGAAATCTCCACAAGAGGGTTCTGATCTTTGCGTCATACACAGTGGGTGAGTTGTGCAAATACAAGAAATGCGTTCCTATGTTCATGGTGTTGTCGAAATCGATGACCAGGATATTGCACCAGACATAATGAATCGCTTCTTTGGTGAAGCGTACGACTTACTTACCTACTCTGAGAAAAGATGGCCTTGGTTTGAAACGTCAACGACGTTCAACACGGTTATCTCCCCTGCACAATCTGATTACGCGCTGTCGGATGTCGGAGTGGATGTCACGAACGGCTTACGAGAAATAGCGTCACTTCGTGACACATCTGCGGTAATCCAATACATAGGCAGAGATGAAGGCGATCTTAGTTACCCTTTGAGCTCTGCTGGTTCTGGAGTGCCTTTCCGTTGGAGTTTCTGGGAAGACAAAGTTCGTTTATATCCAACACCTTCTACAGTCGTTCCTATCCATGTTCGTGGCTGGGCTAACCCGCCAGCGTTCGGCGCTGGAAGCCAGGATGGAGATGAGCCAGTTCCCTTCCCTACTCCGTTCCACATTCTGATTGCTACTTACGGGTGCGCTCGAGCTTATGAGCAGCAAGAAGATCTAGAAATGGGAGCGACTTACCATGCGATGTTCCGCAGAGAACTCGATAATCTTCGGGCAAGATTTTTGGACACTCCTGCTCCGCAACCAATTATTCTTAACGGCACTCGTAGCCGACGTTGGGACTCAAACGTGGCTTTAGGGTCGCGTTTGCGTTACTCCTGGGAGTAGCTGATGGCACGCAATTACTCGTTACAGGCACTGACTAGTTTCGCTGGCGGTTTGAACTATCGGACAGATCAGTTCAACCTGGCGCAAAACGAATCACCAGATCTGTTGAACGTAGACGTTGACCCAAGAGGGGGCATACGTTTACGTCGAGGCATCGAGGTGATCGACGGTGCTGGTACTGCTCTTGGCGCAGTCAAAGGCCTCGGCTCATATTTTACTGATGGTGGCTTATCGGAAATCATTTGTAACCACGGCACTGTTGTTGCTTTCTCTACAGGTTCTTCTGCATGGACACCAATAGCTGGTCAGACAGCACGAACCAGTGGCACTCGCATGTATGGCGTAACCATGAACAACATTTTTTATGCGGTAAGCGGCGATGTCACCTCCTTTAAAGTTAGCTCAGGTAACAGCGGCACCGATTTGGGCACGAACCTGAATGGCACTGCAGGGAACTTCCCAATAAGCCAATACGTGGCTTTCTGGAATAACCACATGTGGACTGCCAAGACTCGAGAGTCTTCGGTTTACTACAACTCTCGTGTCCGTTGGTCTCATTTGAACGATCCAGAAACTTGGACACAAACAAGTTATGCAGACATCGACATTGGTGAACGAGGCGACGAAATCACTGGCCTTGTGCCAATGGCGGATCGTTTACTGATTTTTAAATCGAATTCGGTTCACGCCATGTTCGGGCACGACACTGAAACATTTCAGATGGTGCCTCTTACTCGTGATGTTGGCAGCGTTTCTTTGAGCTCTCCTGTGTCCACTCCAATGGGAGTGTTCTTCTGGCATGATCAAGCGGGCGTATATCTGTATGACGGCACGAACTTTAACTACATCTTTGACAAACTTAAACCTGCGATAGACGACGGTCGGATTCGTTTCAACACCCCACCACAACTCGCATGGTTCCGCAATCGACTCTATGTGTCTATTGATTGGACTGAAGACGGACTAACTACACGACGCACACTGGTCTACGATCCGTCGCTTGGAGCTTGGACTTTAACCAACATCGATGCTGAACCATTGCTTGCTCACGTTCCTCCTGGTGGGGAACCCTTCTTAATTGGAGCCTGCAAAAACAACTCTGGTCGAGTAATCAAACTTGAACAGAACAGGTACACAGACTTGTACGTCGAAACTCCTGCCCAGATTGTCAGCTATTTCACGACACCATGGGTGTCGGGAAAGAATCCGATTGTTCAGAAACGTTGGGGCAAACCACGTTTAGTAATGGACACCTCAGCAACAGGCACAGTGAACTATGAGGTTTACAATGACTACGACAAAGCAACTTCTGTAACTAAAACATTCCAAGTCACAGGTCGAGGATCGACCAGTGTGTTTGGGACTGCTACATGGCGGTCTAACTCTGGAGATGTGGGTGACGGGACATGGTCCGCAGCGGCTGGTCAATCGATCACTGATGTAATCAAATTAACAACAATGGGTAGCGCTAAATCTGTGGCTATCAAAATCAATGGACCTAATCATACAAGCGCTTACGAAGTGAACGCCATGATGTTTACGTACGTGCCGCGGAGGCTCAGATGACTCTTTCAGTGACCAACACTTTCAGTGCTGGAAACAGCATTGTGGCTAGCCAGATGAATGCCAACTTCAATGATGTTGAGGCGTACATCAATACAACTCCTGGAGTGATAACTGGAACGGGCGGAACAGTCACAGGCGTATTGAATATGACTGGTGGGATTACTGTCAGCGGAGACGCCACTTTCGACACAACAACATTCAAAGTCGATGCAGTAAATAACCGTGTGGGTGTGTTCACTGCTACACCGAACACGTTCCCTCCTTTGTATAACGGTTTAGCTACCTCGCCGTACACAACCGAATCTGGTGGTGGTGGTGCAGGTGGCGATCGTTCAACTCGAGCGAACTACCGTCTCGTAGTAAACGGATCTGTTTATGTTGACGGCGACATCATTGGTCACACAAATCGGTTAGCGAACGGCACTGTCGATCCGAACTATGTTGCTGGGTCTGGTACCAGAATCAACACGCAATGGTTGAACGTTCGAGAGAACGTCGACATTAGCGGCGATATAAGAATCCAAACTGCATACGACTATGCACGCATCTACTTCGGCAATGACTACAGCACGAATCAGGATTGGCTTGAATGGAAGGACACGCTCACTGGTTCAAACCTGCCTGGTTTCCAATTCGTTCACAACGACAACGTTCATTTGCAGATCTCTGAGTCAGGCGCTGCAGGCTACGAGAAATTAGATTTGCGTGCCTATAAGGCTTCATCGGGAGCGAACCAAGGTGGCTGGCCCACATTGTCAGGAACCACTGCAGTTATTACTACTACAGGTACTGAGCAGCTAGGTATTAGCTCTTCTTCTATTCGCTTCAAAGAAGACGTAGAAGACTTAGAGGTTGAAGCTACGTGGTTGAAGATTAATGCTTTAAGACCACGAACATTTAACTGGAATGAGCAGGTGGCAACGAGTTCAGGTTTGGACTACGAAACACAAATACCTGAACTGGGTTTCATTGCCGAAGAGGTAGCTGAGGCAGCACCAGACGCAACTTTGTACGACTTTGATGGTGAGCCAATTGTTTACCGAGAGAAGTCAATGCTTTCACTTCTTGTGAAAGCAGTTCAAGACTTGAACACTCGGATGGAGGGGCTCGAGTAGTGCCACTTGGAACTAGCTACACAAACCAACTGAATAGTCCTAACGCGGTTTACTTCCCATCCAACCTTGTCTACGAAGGAACCTGGTCGAGCGGCACCGCCTACCAAACAGGCGATGTTGCGACGTACAATGGCACTGCCTATATTGCGCGCCAAGGCAGCACAGGTCAAACTCCTGGAAATAATACTTATTGGCAGCAGATGGCTCCGACGCCATCGGCTGGCGCTCCTGGAGCGACTGGTCCTGCAGGTCAATCAATCACTGGCCCTACAGGTCCGACTGGGGCCGCAGGCTCAACTATTTTGAGCGGTCAGGTTGACCCTATTGCTGGTACTGGTGTCGATGGAGATTTCTTCCTGAACTATCTGACTTC